AAGCCGCAGACGATGCGGAACGTTTGGCACGTGCGCAACGTGATTTGGCGTTTGCGGAAAGTGAGAACGCAAAGAAGTTGGCGGAATTGAAATTGGCACAGCAGGAAGCCAACCAAATAAACAAATTGATTGTAAAAATCAATCAGTCAGCCGAGGGCAGTTATAACAAGTTGTCGGCGCAATATTCGTTAAATAAAATCTATCTGAACAACATGACGAAAGCCGAGCGAGAAAATACCGAGGAGGGGCGCAAGTTGGTTGAGCAGACACGGGAAATATACGAAGAAATGAAGCGTTTGCAGGAGGCAACCGGGAAATATCAATTGAACGTTGGTAATTATACGGAGGCGTCCGACGCAATAATTGCTTATGGCGACAAATTAAAAGAAACGTTGGGGCTTAACAATTCATTTGGCGATAGCCTTTTGGCGTTAGGTCGTGGAGGAGCAGAAAGCAAAGCAGTATTTACAGCAATAGGCGATGGCGCAAAGGCGTTGGGGAAAACTTTGTTGGGTTTACTTTCAAATCCCGTATTTTTAGCAATTGCCGGGATTGCGGCGGCTGGTGCGGCGTTCAAATGGTGGTACGATTACAACGCCGGATTAGTTGAGGCAACAAGGTTGACGCAACAATTTACCGGGAAAAGCGGCGACGATTTGAAAGCGTTTAGAAACGAGGTGCAAGCCGTCGCAGATTCGTTCGGCGCAGATTTTCGGGAAACATTGATTGCAACAAACGCATTATCACAACAATTTGGTATTTCTGCAAATGAGGCATTGCAGTTGGTTAAGGATGGTTTTTTGTCCGGAGCCGATGCGAACGGGGAATTTTTGGACACGTTGAAAGAATACCCGGCATATTTTAAGGAGGCGGGAATATCAGCAGACCAATTTGTTGCCATTGTAGCCCAAACAAACAAAATGGGTATCTTTTCGGACAAAGGCGTTGACGCAATTAAGGAGGCAAATTTGCGTTTGCGTGAAATGACGACGGCGACGGCGGCGGCTTTGGACGGTATCGGTATTTCGTCGGAACAAGTTCAAAAAGATTTGCAGACCGGAACCAAAACAACGTTCGATGTTATACAAGACGTTTCCGCAAAATTGGCAGAATTGCCGGATAATGCGGCAACGGTCGGGGCTGCAATTGCAGATATATTCGGGGGTCCCGGAGAGGACGCCGGATTGCAGTATTTGCGCACGTTGAAAGATATTTCAACAAACATGGATGAAGTAAAAGGGAAAGCCGGAGTTTTGGCGCAATTGCAGGAGGAACAATTGCAAAGCCAAATTGAGTTGCAAAACGCATTATCCGGGTTGTTTGACGCAACCGGAGGAAATTTTGAAACGTTGACAACGCAGGCAAAAGTTTTTGTTAACCAAGGATTGACGGCGATAATAAAAGGGGTTATTGATGTTGTCAATTACTTGATTGAGTTATACAATGAAAGTGTTTTGATACGTGCAATTTGGAATGGGATTGTTGCCGGATTCAAAACAACATTTGATACGTTGGGAAATTTGTTTGGATTCTTTATTGATATAGTCAAAGCAACCGGAACCGTATTAAAGGGGGCGCTTACGTTAGATTTTGACGACGTAAAAAAAGGATTGGCAGATTATGCAGTAGCGTACGGAAATTTGGTTAAAGCCCAAGTTAAAGACATAACAGAAAATTTCCAAGAGGGTTTGGAGGGTATGCAAAAGAAAATAAAACCGTTAACAATCCCGGTTTCTGTTGGAGATACCCCGACGCCACAAACAGACAATAAGCCCGTAACGACACAGAACCCAACCGTAACGCCAAGGGGTAAAAGCGATGCGGAAAAGGCAGCAGAACAACAAGCAAAGCAAATTGAAGAGGCTTATAAAAAGAATTTGAAAGCAACCCGGAAATTGCAGGATGTACAATTGCAGTTGGAAACCGACGAATGGGCAAAGCGTAGGCAGCAAACGCAATATCAGTATTCCCGACAGATTGAGGATTTGCAACACCAATTACAGACCGAAAAGGATTTGAACGAAACCGGACGGCAGGCGATAAACGCAACAATTACGGCGTTAGAACAGCAGCAGACAGAGGCGTTGTTGAAAATAGAGCAAGAACGGCAGTTGCAAGAATTGGCATTGCAGAAAGAAAGCATTGAATTACGTTTGCAAGCGGTTAAGCAGGGAAGCGAGCAGGAACGACAATTGCGTATGCAGTTGTTAGAGAATGAAAGACAAACAGCATTGTTGCAGAATGAGCAAAAGCCGACCGGACAACAGCAGGACGCCGGGGTAATTAATGCCGGATTTGACGTTAAGGGAAGCGCAATTGCCGACGAATATTTGCAAACGCAATTAATGATGTTTGACCAACAACAAGCGTTGGTGCAATCTGAATTTGATTTATTAAGAAATTCAGAAGCCCGGAAAACCCAATTCCGTTTGCAGGCAGAAAAGGAACGTTTGCAAAAGGTATTAGAATTGAACGAGCAAGCAGCCAATAAATTGTCAGATGTTGAAGTACAAACAATTCAAAACACAATAAAAAAGATTGACCAAGAAATTGAGCAGTCAAAAGGAGAGGAACGAGGAACAGACATTTACGGTTTGTTTGGGCTTAATTTGGACGACGACCAAAAGGAGGCAATAAGTACGTCCGTATCCTTTGCAATGGAGCAATTACAGGTATTTTTAGATGCGAAATTGCAAGCCGCCGAAGCCGCAGTAAATGCCGCCGACAAAGAGGTTGAAAGCGCACAACGCGCGTTGGACGCCGAAAGGGAAGCACGGGCGAACGGTTATGCCTCAAACGTGGTTATGGCACAAAAGGAGTTGGATTTGGCAAAGCGGAACCAAGAAAAGGCGTTAAAAGAGCAACAGAAAGCGCAAAAGGCACAACAGGCAATACAGACAATCCAACAAATCGGAAACCTTGTAACGGCGTCCGCTTTGATTTGGTCGCAATTGGGGTTCCCGTTTGCAATCCCGGCAATCGCTGTTATGTGGGCTTCATTTGCCGCCGCCAAAATTAAAGCCGCACAAATGAGTAAAGCCGCCGAGGGTTCGGAAAGTTACGGGGACGGTACGGTTGAATTGTTGGCGGGCGGTTCCCACCAATCCGGGGACGACGTGGATTTAGGAACCAAACCGGATGGAACCCGGAGGCGTGCCGAGGGCGGGGAATTTTTCGCCGTTATCAATAAACGTAATTCCCGCCGTTTCCGTCGTTTAATCCCGGACGTAATAAATAGTTTGAACCGGGGAACATTCCCCCAAAAGTACCTTAATGCCTACAATACCGACGGCATTAATGTAGCGGTTCAACAAAATAACGCACCGGATTTGCGGGATTTAAAAGACGATGTAAGGGAGATTAAGGAACAAAACCGCCGCCGTCGTTACGTCGATGGCAACGGCAATGTTATTGAGGTTTACAAGAATTTGACACGTAAAATTAAAAATTGATATGAATCCGATTTATAGACATTCATTTGTAAATGCGTTTTTAGCGAACGGGTCGATAAGTCACACAACCGGGAACATAAACGGGAATAGTACAAAGTTCTATTATACCCGTACTTTTGTCCCGGTTGGGAATGTGTACCCCCGCAAATTGTTTCAGAATTTCACCACGCAATCCGGGGGCGCATTTTACGATATCAATAAAAAGATTATCGGCGGTTGGGGGAGCAACCCATCCGCCACAAATACGGAATTTGACATACCAAGCAATGCCGAATATATCCGGTTTAATGTAATCAAAGCGCAATACGCCGACGGGACGGCATGGTTGAGATTGGGAACGTTGGACGCCCCGAACATCTTACAAGGTCAAACCGTGCATCCGATTTATAAGGACGATTTGGCAAAGGAGTACGAATTAGAAACCAACCAACGGTTTTATCGTGCCAAATTATCCGGCAAAATTACCTTTGTCCGGGATGATTACGACTATATAAACCGTCAATCGTTCGACAATGAATTTTTGTATTGCATTGAAAAGAGCGACGACGGCGGGCGTACATGGTTCCAATACTTTCAAGGCAAGTTTATGAAAACCGATTGCACGTTTACCGATTACGATAAAAAGGTTGTTGTACAACCGGACGCAATCGACGATTATAACGACGTGTTGGCGGGATTGGAAAAGGAATACAATTTAATAGCGTTAGCCCCGACAATCCAACGGATAACGATAAACAAGCGTCCATTAATTCAAATATACGTTCCGGGGGATAGTGTTGTTTCTTGTTTTTTGGGCGGTACGAATTGGGAACAAGACGCAAACGCCACGACCAACCAAAACGCATTAGTACAAACCTATCATTTTGCTTTGTGCAATGTATTGAAAGAAATACAAATTACGTCCAACGGTTCCCCGGCGGTAGTATCCGGGCTTTATACCGGACGAATGGCAGCGGGTGCAAGTGCGGACGTATTCGAGGGGAAATTATACCCGGAATCGAATGTTAATTATTATATCTATATTTCACAAAAACGAATTAACGGCACACCGTTTGGGGATGCATTGGTTGAGATACGCCGACAGTCGGACAATGTGGCAATGTTCCGTTATCGAAAGGCTACAACGTCCCCGTTTGATACATTGGAGTTTAATTTAACCGCCGTCAATGGTTCCGGGGCAACCGGAACAATGCACGCCGATATGAAAAGTTATAATATATACGCCCGGTATTTGTGCGACGTGGAGAAAATCGACGACCTTAATACATATCCATTGCCCGTAGATGATATAGTTGATAATAACCGTAATTATAGGCGTGCGATTGGTTACGCAATCGACGTGGCGTTTATTTCAAACATCTTTTCAGATACCACGACCGAGTGGGGATTAGCGGATAACGGAAAGTATTTTGCGCCGCCCTATTCCATTTACGGGCCGTTTTATCCAATTGCCCGGTCAACGTGGCGTTATGCGTCGTTATGGTTTGGGTTTTCTTTGATGGATTGGATATTAGAGAAAAAAGCACGAAAAGCATATACTTTGCGGGATGCGTTCCCGGTTGCGTCTTGTATATCCGTTTTGCTCAATCAGATTGCACCGGGTATAACGCACGCAGCCACGGCGGAATACAGCCAATTTTTATACGGCGATAACAACCCAATATCCGGGTTGAATTTCCGTTTGCTTGTATCACAGAAAACCAATATTATAAACGGGGAATATCAGCAACCCGCACAAAAAGCCCCGACGACCTTACAACAATTTACCAATATGTTACGGGATTGTTTTAAATGTTATTGGTTCATTGAGGACGGCAAATTTAAAATCGAACATATCCAATATTTCCGCAATGGCGGTTCCTATTCCGGCGGGGCTATATTAAGCCACGATTTGACAAAGGAATTGAATTTGCGCAACGGGAAACCGTGGGCGTTCAACACGTCGGAATATTCGTTTGATAAGGTCGATTTGCCGGAACGTTACCAATTTGAATGGATGGACGACGTTACGGCGGCATTTGAAGGGTTGCCGATACAAGTAATAAGCAAGTATGTAACGCCCGGAAAGGTTGAGGAAATTAATATATCAAACTTTACGTCCGATATTGATATGATGTTGTTAAACCCCGGCAATATGAGTTCGGACGGGTTCGCCTTGTTTGCCGCCGTTCCGCCAACGTCCGGGTCGCAATGGATATTACCATTTACCCGCCAAACTATTAACGGGGTCGAATACTTTTTGCAAAACGGATATTTGGCGTTTATCAATCTGCAATCCCTGTATTGGTTATATGATTTACCCGCCCGTCGTGTATCAATAAACGGTTCCGAGGTTTACGCATATGGTATTGAGAGAAAGAAGAAACAAACGTTTAGTTTTCCGGCAAATGACGACCCAAACCCGATGCAACTAATAAAAACGTATATCGGTAACGGTCAAGTTGATAAATTAAGCGTAAATTTGTGTAGTCGAAACATTAAAGCAACGTTGAAATATGATACAGAATAACAACATGAACGTTTTGCCGTGGTACACGTCAATAAATGAACAGAACCACAGAAAAAGTTACGCATACGGCGCAATTTACCCGTTATTTGCCCCGGCTGATAGATTGTTACCGTTTCAGATAATGAGAAACACACGGTCAAACAATGTTACGTCAGTGGTATTGTATGAAAAGACCGGAAAGCAAGTTGCAAACATAACAACGTACATGAAAGAAACCGGATTGCAGATTGTCCGGTTTCAAACGTTGGGCTATGATGTTATATTGTACCCGTCAATATTACCCATGCCATTAAATCAGTTGGACGGAATATATTATATGATGCTATCGGATGGCGTGCAAACGTGGTATTCTGAAATGTTCACGGTCGTACAAGATGTTTCCGGTTACTTAAAAATACAATGGTGGGATATTGAAAATTTGGTATTTGACGCCGGGCAAATAGTATATAAAAACCCGGATTTCAAAAATACATTGTATCTTTGTACAGAGTTAGGAAAACCGGATTATGAATTTGAAGAGGATGGCGAAGAACGGGACGGGTATTTTTTCCCGGAAAAACAAATATCAGTAAAAACGTTTAAATGTACAATATTGGCACCGGAGTTCCTTTGCGACGTTATGCGTTTTATCCGTATGGCTGATTATATTCATATAACAGATAAATACGGCAGGAAATACGATTGCGATATGTTCCTAATTACCCCCAAATGGCAAACGCAGGGGGATTTGGCAAACGTCGAAATTGAGTTTAAAACGGCGACCGTTGCCAAAAAGATAGGGCGGGGATATATTACGCCCGGTACAAAGGGGGATTTTAATAATGATTTCAATAACGATTTTAATATTTGATAATTATGGGAGGTTACACGAAATTAAAAGCCGCAATTGCCGCCGCTATCAAAGCAAACGGAAATAACGAGATTACCGGGGCAATAATGCGAGTCGTGTTGAATACGATTGTTTCAACCGTGGGAGCCAATAGAACCTTTGTTGGCATAGCAAATGAAAATACCAATCCCGGCACGCCGGACGGTAACGTTTTTTATATCGCTTATAAGGCGGGGAATTATGTAAATTTCCAATCCGGGGCGAGTAATTTGACCGTAAAACCCGGCGAATTGGCAATATTATACAACGGGACGGACTATTGGGGTAAATTTGTTATCGGCATGAGTTCGGACGGCGTTATTGCGCTTGCGAACACAATAAACCAAATCAACGCAACCGGATGTTATGCGTACACGGATACGGATATTGTAAAGGGGTCAAATACGGGGTCCCAAAAGGTGCGTACATTTTTGGTTGCGGGTCAACCATACCGATTTACATTAACGCCCGTTGGAGACGGCGCCCCGGTAGATATACAGGGTATTAAAGCCGACGGAACATTTGACGTTATTGGCTCCATGATATCAACGCCCGCCGGGACAACGAAAACCATAACGCCAACCCAAAATTATTACGGGTTTACGATTTATTACGGGAACAAAACAACCGCCACGTCTGTAAATGTATTGTTTGAAACTCCGACAACCGGGGAAATGGGTTTGCCGGACGTTGTTTACGTGGATGCGGTCAACGGAGACGACACGAACCCCGGCACAACGGAAGGGGCCGCATTAGCGACGTTTGCCGCCGCATTTTCCAAAACAGGCGTTGATACAACAATTATATTGATAGGGGACACGACCGAACGTTTGAATATCAAAACCAAGTCAAACCAACGTTCCGTCCGTCTTATCGGTAAACGTGGATTAGTTAACCGTATCATTTGCGGAACAAAAATTGATAGCGGAACATTAGTTGCGGGTACAACGAACGTTTACCAAACCCCGTTGTCGTCCTTTTCAACCGTCGCCCGTTTCCAATTGTTCCAACATGAGGTATTCGACGAAAGTACGTTGATACCGGACAACGAACGCCACCCGTTACAACGTGGGAAAACGTACCGTTGTGATAGCACAAAGATAACCCGAGTTGGGTCGTTGGATGCCGTGAAAACGTCCGAGGGTTACACGTTCTTTTATGATACAGGCGCACAAATGTTGTACGTCAAAATCAAAGAGGGTACAACGTTAGCCGCCAACCCGGTTTACATTCCGGGCGGTTCCGGTATTTTCGGCAATGACGGTTCCGTTGCTTTTGAAATGGTTAATATTGAATGTTGGTACGGTTCAATTTTGTTAGATTATTGCCACGGCGGACGGGCGATTGATTGCGCAGCAAAATACGCATTGGGCGACGGTGCGTGGTCGTGGGATGCGGCAATTGGTGTGGAATTGATACGATGCGAAGCGGCACGGGCGTTGAGCAGTTCGACAACCGGGAGCGGGTTCAACGCAAACAGCACAACGACTGACCCGGCATTGGCGAAACATACCGTTGCAACGATGATTGATTGTTGGGGCCACGACAATAACGACAGCGGATATAGCGACCACGAACGTTGCGAAACAACCATTATTGGCGGATTGTTTGAATACAACGTAAGAGGCGGAATAACGACCGCTTATGGTGGCCACGATACGATATATAACGCCTATTGCCGTAAACAGACTGATAACGGTATCGCATTAGTTAGAAGCGCAAAGGCGGAGGAAGGCGGCAGAGGTTCGCAAATATTCGCGATTGGTTGCATTTGCGAGAACAACAAAGTTAATTATTACGTTTCCGGCGATAAGTCCGGGACGGATGAAAATTTTGGTAAGTTCGTAAATTGTGTATCTTTGAACGCACGTTATGGGTATTTTTGCGGAACGAATTCCCGTATTGAATTGAACAATTGCACGGATAGCGGAAGTTCAACCGCAAAAAGTGACAACGTGATAGTCAATAACGCCGCATTGGTAGAATAATTAACCGGGGGCGGGTGCGCCCGTCCCCCTTTTCCCTTACTTAAATAATGCAAGAACGTAACATTATTAACGGAACAACCACGGCGGTTGTCGCACCGTTATTGGACTTTTACAATAGTCTTATTCCCTTTTTGTTTTTAGCAATTGTTTTAATATTCGTCGATAGTCGTTTTGGCATTGCCGCCGCAAAGAAACGAGGGGAACCAATCAGAACGTCCCGGAAATGGAGGCGGGCAATAAACAAATTGGTCGATTATATTTGTTGGGTAACTTTGGCGGGGTTGTTTGGGCAAACATTCGGCACGATTTTAGGAATGCCGGTATTGTCCGTGTTGTTGTTGTTAGTTGTGTATGGTATCGAAATTTCAAGTTGCTTTAATAATTACTTTGAGGCAAAAGGAATTAATAAGAAAGTAAATATATTCAAATTGTTTAGCCGTCCGGAATTTGAAAAGTGCATTGAAGATATTCCGGACAAAAAGAAAGGAGAAAAAGAAAGGAGAAAACGAAAATGAGTAAAATTGTAATTCTTGACAACGGACACGGAAAAGAAACAGCCGGAAAGCGTTCCCCCATTTGGGGGGACGGTTCCCAATTGTTTGAATGGGAGTTTAACCGTGACATTGTGCGACGTATCGCCGCCAAATTGGACGATTTGGCGATTGGGTACGAGATATTGACCCCGGAAACAAACGACGTGTCATTGGTGGAACGTTGCCGCCGAGCAAATGAGATTTACCGCAATTACAACGAAAAGGCGTTTTTGGTATCCGTCCACGCCAACGCCGGGGGCGGTACGGGTTGGGAGGTTTACACGTCGCCCGGAGAAACGAAAGCGGATGCAATCGCCACGGTATTTGCCGAGGAAGCGCAACGGGTATTCGTCCCGGACGGTTGGCGTATGCGTTTCGATTATGCCGACGGCGACCCGGATAAGGAAGCGGCGTTTTATATCCTCAAACACACGAGTTGCCCGGCAATCCTTACGGAAAACTTTTTCATGGATACCGAAAAAGATTGCCGTTTCATAATGAGCGACGACGGGCGGGAGCAAATCGCAGATATGCACGTTGCCGCAATCAAAAGGGTTGTTAAACTTTAATTCATAACGAACGAATGAAAAAGTATTTGATTTTGGCGGCAATCATTTTGGCGGTTGCCGCTGCCTTTTGGGTGCAGCACGTCAAAATAAAGAGGTTGACCGAGGAACGGGACAGATACCGGAGCAATACCGAAATACTATTGCAGGACGTCCGCACGTATCAAACAAAGGATAGTTTGAACGCCGCAAAGGTTGGGAATTTGGAGTTGTCATTGGCGGAATACAAAAAGTACCGGGCGGACGATTTGGCGTTGATAAAGACGTTGCAGACAAAGAACCGGGATTTGGAACGGGTTACAACAACCCAAATGGAAACAATTAACGAATTGCGGGCAACCATCCGGGATAGTGTTGTATATTTGCCCGGCGATACGGTTACGACCGTTGTACGTTGTATTGAGTATTCCGACAAATGGGTTGACTTTGACGGATGTATTATAAATAATACGTTTTCGGGCAAAATTATAACACGGGATAGCCTTTTAATAACGGAAACTGTGCAATATAAGCGTTGGTTAGGTTTTTTATGGAAAACAAAGAAAATCAAAAATCGGCAAATTGATGTAGTTAGCAAGAACCCGGCAACAAAAATATTGGGCGTTGAGTTCGTAACCATAGAAAAGTAACTTTTATTGTTCATAATACCGGGAAACGGGGATTGTAACCAAGCGTTGCAACCCCGTTTTTGTTTTTGCCCGTTTTTAGCCCCGTATTTCGATTATTTTGTTTGAATGGATAAAGTACCCACCCCGGCAAATAAAGTGGCTTAAAATGAAAATTCGCCAAAAATAACTTTACAGGGAGCCAAAAGAAACTTTTTTTATCCGCAAACCGAAAATAAAAGAAAATTCTTTTGGTAGTTAAAATAAAATGCCTTATCTTTGTGCCATGTTAATAAAACGACCGGGCGGGTTCCCGGAACCAAATAAATTTCAAATATGGAAACAAAGAAAAGAACACAGGCGACGGACATTGCCGAGATTGCAACCAAGTTAGACGGCAAAGTTAAATTTTCGTCAATCATTTACAGCCAACAAATGTTGTCGGAAAAATACCGGGAAACAGGGGTAAACGATATGTATTTTATCGGCAAAAAATTTGGGTTGTGGTTTTATACAAGCCGGGCGGCATTAGATAGCCTTTGTTACCTGCAAAACCCTAAATTCCCGACGTGGGTATTGTGCGAAAATTCATTGAGTTTGTACGAAATAAGATAATACGGATATGGACGCAAACAAGTTAATCGGAAAAACATTTGCTTACAAAGGTATTGGCAATATGGTTTATATCGTAGTTGTTCAAGCATTGGAACCGAAAGGCGAAAGATACGACGCCGATAGTTATATAGGCAAACAGACCCTTATATTTCCCAACGGGGAAAGTATGACGCAGGATTGGGCGTGTGTCCGGGGCGCATTTGAGCGTAAGAAACGCCGGGGCGAATTGAAAGTATTAAGATAATAACCCGCCGGGGGTTCGTCCCCCGGCACAATAACAAAGATTATGGCAAAGTATATTTTGAGCAAGAAAGCGAAAGGCAAAAAGTATCAGTACACCGTTACCGACGAAAAAGGCAACGTTATTTCAACAAGAACGTCCGCCCGTGATTATGTGGCGTGTACCGCCAACGGCGAATTTTATTTTGGGCGGTTGGACTTAATCGGCAAAGGCGACCACGGCAAAGGGTTGAGCCGCACGACGGAAATATTGGTAAACCCCGAACGGGCGTATAAAAAGCAAGTCGCATACTTTGTGCCGTCTTATCGGAAAGAATGGATTGCCAAGAACCCCGCCGACGAATGGATTGCCAGCATTGTTAATTGGGCGACCGAACGCCAAAAGGAATTAAACGCAATCGCATATTTACAGCCGGGGGAATAACCCCGGCTTTGCCTGTTATGGAAAGAAAACATATATATTCGGTGTCCTTTGGTAAGGATAGTTTGGCAATGTTGTTAATGGCAATAGACAAAGGATTGCCAATTGATGAAGTTGTATTTTTCAATATTGGAGTTGAATTTGACGCAATATATACCGTCCGGGATATGGTATTGCCGATATTAGCACAACAGGGGATTAAATACACTGAATTAGATATTGACCGACCGTTTTATTGGTATATGTTTGAAAAACCCGTTTGCAAAAAGGGTACAAATATAGTTCATAAATACGGTTATAGTTGGTGCGGGGGTAATTGTCGTTGGGGAACAACTCTAAAATTAAGAGCCTTAAAAAACTATATTGGTAATAATTGGGATTATGTGGGTATTGCGTCCGACGAAACCGACCGTATCGAAAAAGAACGCCGAGAAAACAAAATATTGCCATTGGTTGAAATGGGTATTACAGAGGCACAAGCGTTGCAATATTGTTACGATAGGGGTATTTATTGGGAACAAAACGGCATCCGCTTATATGAAATATTAGACCGGGTTAGTTGCCGGATATGCAGAAATAAGAACCTAAAAGAATTGCGGAATATAAAACAGTATTTACCCGATGTTTGGACGGAATTATTGGATTTGCAAACCCGTATTCCCGTTCCGTTCAAACCCGGACGAAAAAACAAAAAAACCGGGGAATTGATACCGGGAAAATCAATACATTATTTTAATGAGATATGGGAGCGATAAAAAGGAAATGCGATAATTGCGGCAAAGAGTACAACGCCGATACCCGCAATTTGCGCCGGGGTTGGGGGCGTTGTTGTAGTAAGAGTTGCGCCGCCCAATTGAGGGAAAAGATGAACCCCCGGACGTAACAGATACGCCGGGGGGTCGGTACGCAGTAACCGAGAGCGATTTTTGGTAATGCGGTATTGCAAAGGTAGGTTAAAAATCGGATATTTCACGCACCCGGCAAAAATGATTTCGCAAAACAAAGATATATTTTTGGAAAATAGATAAATGAAATACTATTTCATTTGCAAAACCAAAAATAATATTTATATTTGCAGAATAAAATTAGTAGTATGGAAATTTGGAAAGAAATAAAAGACTATGAGGGGTTATATGAAGTAAGCAATTACGGGCGTATAAAGTCATTAGATAGCAATATAATTTTGACGCCTTGTAAACCCGCAACGTCCGGTTTATGTGTTACTTTATCAAAAAACAGAGTAAATACGAAGTTTCAAGTTAGCCGATTAGTTGCGGCGGCTTTCATCCCGAACCCGGAAAACAAACCATACGTTGACCATATCGACGGGGTTAAGTATCATAATTTTGCAGACAATTTACGTTGGTGTACGCAAAAGGAAAATATGAACTATAAACCCGCAAGGCGAAATAAAATTAAATATAATTGCCAAATAGTCGGATATGGAGCGGACGGGGAAGAATGTGTTCGTTTTGACAATTATATAGATGCGGAAAAGCGGGGTATGTACAGACATTTGATAAAAAAGAGTGTCGATACCGGGAAACCATATAAGGGAATTTTGTATAAAGAAGAAAAATAAAACCTACCGGGGGGAATACCCGGCAAAGATATGAGAGTAAAAGAAAGCAAAGAATTAAACGAGTTGGCGACCCTTTCCGGGAAACCCGCCAAACAGGTATCCGACATTATCGTTTCGGAATTACTCAATAAAAAAATAATTGAGGAAACGCCGGACAATTGGGGTTGCCCGATTTCCGATTGTTACGAACGGGATATTACCGTTGTTGAGATTGCCGGGGTTATACGTGCAATTGGTATCAACGTTGTAAAATCGGTACATTTGGACGCCCTGTTGGAATGTGTATTGATTGGCGACGATGATTGCCCGGAGTGTGGCGGGGAAATGGAGGTTACAGACGGCGAGTATAGACGTACCGGAGGCGACGGATATTTGACCCCGCCGGAATATAGCCCGATTTGGGAGGAAAAAACGTGCCGCAATTGCGGATACAAAGAGAGCAACGAACCAAGTTATTAACAAAAAAATTTAAGTTATGGCATTGAGATTAAGAGTAAACGAAGCAATCGCCCGTTCCGAGGCGAACGGGAAAAAGGTTTTGAAAAAAGACATTGCCGCCCGTCTTTTTGAGGGTGCAAGCGAGAGCGCACAACAGGTAAATATGACGAATTTATGTAACGGCACGACCAAACGGATTGTCCCGGAATGGGTCGTTATTCTTTGCGAAATGTTGGATTGTACGGCGGATTACCTGTTTGGCATGGAGGGCGGAAACAATGAAAAGTAAGTTTATCGAATGGTTGGAAGCCGCCGCCGAAACCATGTTTTCCGGGTTGTTTCAAGTGAAAGCCCTAATTGTTACGTTTGGCGCATTGGGGTTATGTTGTTTGATTGGCGCATTTTGGAACCCGTGGCAATTGTTATTTGCGGCAATGTGCGCCGCAATGGTATTATGTGGAATTTCAGAATATAAAAAGTACAAGTAATGAGAGCAAAGAGCGATAAACCGGGCGACCCGGTAAAAGAGGTTGCGGGAACCGTCGGCAATGTTGCGTCGGATATGTTCCCGGAGATTAACGAGGAACAACAAACAATTATTCCCCCGTTCGTTGATGTTCAACCGGAACAACCAACCGGAGTGTTTGAGATAATACCGGGCATGACGGTTGAGGAAATGACGGCAATGTTTTTCGACGAAAAAACATTGATTGAACCCCCGTATAAGGTTTGGCAGTTAAACAGCAAGGGACACCGATATTATTACCGATATGACGACGCCGGGAACCCGGAGTTTTTCCCGTCGGTTACAACTATATTGTCCCAAACATTACCCAAGGCCCCGCACCTTATAAATTGGATTGCGAACAAAGGCATTGAGGAAGCCGAGCGATACAAAGGCGAACGGGCGGCGTATGGAACGTTTATGCACGCCGCATTTGAGGAATTATTGATTAACCGGGCGTATGATTTGGACGGGCTAAAAGGCAAACTAAAAGAATACATTGAGGTTTACCGATTGCCGGATGACTTTATTTATTACGCCGACGATTTGAAAAAGGACGTATTGGCGTTTGCGCAATTCGTATTGGATTATGATGTACGACCGTTAGCCGTTGAAATTGCGTTGGTACACCCGTATTACAAGTACGCCGGAATGATTGATTGCCCGTGTACCATGCGGGCAAAGATTGGAAGCAACGACCGGATTAACGCAATTGTCGATTTCAAAAGCGGGCGAAAAGGTTTTTACGAGGAAAGCGAAATACAATTAGGAATGTACCGGGATATGTGGAACGTCAATTTTGAGCAATTCCCCGTTACCCGTATTTTCAATTTCAGCCCGAAAGATTGGCGCAAAAAACCGTCGTACAATCTGAAAGAGCAAACCGAAAGCCCCAATATACGGAAAATCCCCTATCTGTTGGAGATTGCCGCCATTGAGGACGAAAAGCGGGACAACACGTTTACGGCGGTTAATGGTATGGTTGTATTGGACGACGCCCCGGATTTATCCCAAAATGTAATATCGTTGTCTTTGGCGGAATTGATTAAAACTAAAGCCCCCAAAGAGGCGACCCCGGACGAAACCACGGACGCCGCCGATACCGTCAAAGCGGATGCGGTTGCCCCGGAACAAACGCCGGAACCGGAGATTAAGAAAACAAAGATTGTGAAACGCACCGGGGAAACGGCAAAGGAGGCGAAAAAGAAGCCCGACACGGGACGAAAGACGGCAAAACGGACTGTTGCACCGGAAAAGGAACAAAAGCCCGCAAATGCGCCAAAAAAGCCCAAAAACGAGAATAAGAAAAGATTGTTGAACGACGACCCCGAAATATGAAAACGATAAAAAGATTTGATTGCTATTTGATAAACAAAAACGGCGTTGTTTTCTCTAAAATAACGGGGAAAGAATTAAAGCCGTTTTTGCGTAAGGGTTATTTGTGTGTTTGTCTTTATAATTTTGGCGTAAAATGTACTATATATGTTCATAGATTAGTTGCCGAAACGTATATTGATAATCCACTAAATAAACCATGTATCGACCATATCGACGGGAACCCGTTTAATAACCATGTGGATAACCTGCGTTGGGTTACACATTCGGAAAATAACAATAATCCGATTACAAAACAACGGCAATCTAAAAGCGCAAGTAAGCCAATGGCGGGTAAATTTGGAGCCAATAACCACTTATCAAAAGCGGTTTTAATGCTTAAAAATGGCGTTGTTATTAAAGAATACCAATCTATAAATTTAGCAGAAAGGGACGGTTTTAATAATTCGCTAATAGTTAGATGTTGCAAAGGATTACGCAAAAAACATAAAGGTTATGAATGGAAATATAAAAGGTAGGATTATCAGACCGGAGGCGGAAAAATCCCGTTTGATTTTGCCCCGTGTCGGACAAATAAAAATCGGAATGAAAAACGCCAACGGATACCCGCAAAGCGTGGATTATTTCATACCAACGGGAAAGTATGCCGGGTTATTTACACAGGCATACGGCGAAAAGCCCCAAACAATACAAATCGTATTCCCGGACGACGACCCGGCGAAAGTATGCAACGAGCGGTACGAGTACCGGGACAACGACGGACGATTGATTGCGGCGGGCGACGGCGAAACGTTCCAAGTTTGGGACGGCAAAAAGTACGAAACATTGACAACGGAGGAATACCCGAATTTGATGTTGGCTATTACCAAGCGTTACCCCAATCGGAAAAGCAAACAGGACGGACACGACGGTTGGGAAATTACGTTGACATTGAATTTTATTGTACCGTTGGTACGTGGCGTTGCCGGGGTATGGCAGTTTTCAACAAAGGGTACGGCGTCCACAATCCCGCAAATCCGGGAAACATTCGACGGTATGTTGGCGGAACGGGGATTTTGTAAGGGAATTATATTTGATTTGAACGTACAATTTGCCACGACGCAAAAACCGGGCGACCGTTCCCGTTTTCCCGTCGTGTCGTTGGTTCCCAATGAGAGTGCCGACAATGTTTTGAAAGTACGCAAGGCGTGGGAACCTGTTAAACAATTGGAGGGCGGCGACAATGGCACGGAAATTTGACATTGAATTGAACGGTATTATTACGCTGACTTATACAGACAATAATACAGGACGACGATAACAAACCAAGTTAAAAGCCGTTGAGCGTAAAAGTAACAGTTGCGAAAATTGTTTTTTGCAACAATATTCATGTTATCGTTTTTCTTGCAATGGTGCAAACCGGGCGGATAAAACGGATATTAAATTTTTGCAACATGACAATTAGAGATAGTAATTATATAACCATTTTAGCCCCAATGATTACCCGGTTAAAGTTGAAAGGTAACGAATTGTTGGTTTTCGCTTTGATACATGGGTTTAGTCAAGACGGGGAAAGCCGTTTTAAGGGGTCGTTGCGATACCTTATTGAGTGGACGGGATTAGATAAAACAACCGTTATAAAGTTGCTCAAATCGTTGGTTGAAAAACAGTATATTAACAAATTTGAGTACGAAAAAAATAAGGTTCGTTATTGTGAGTACACGACGAATTATTGGGCGGCTTTAGAGTGGTTGGAAAATCCCACCACCCCCCCGGTTGGAAAATCCAACCACCCCGGTTGCGAAACACCACCACCCCCCCGGTTGGAAAATCCAACCACCCCGGTTGGAAAATCCAACCCTATATTAAATACTGATATAGATAACTCTTTTGGTATTGATAAGGATAAACCCGCCAACGAGGTTGCCGGGGATTTATTCCCGGACGAACAATTGGAGGTTCAGAATGATAAAAAAAGAACGTCCATATTTCGCAATTCCGATGTTTACAAATTGGTTAAGTTCGGGGCTGACGGCGTAAATGATTATTCCGAGTTTGAAAAACTGTTTGCGACGCCGGAATTTGAAAAGGTCGATTTGATTTATTATTTCCACACGGTCGCCGATTGGTCGGAAACCAAACAGGGAGTTAAGCGAACCCGCACGGGTTGGATTGCGACGGTACGCAATTTTATCCGGGGCGATATTGAGAAAAAGAAATTGCATTTGAAACCGGAATACCAAGCCCCGCAAAAACGGTTGAACGTGGCGGGCGCAATGGAATTTCTTAATGACGATTATTGATTATGGGAAATTTGCCGGAAAAAGTAAATACGCAATCCGTGGCGTTGGCGATATACAACCCAACGCCCGGTACAAAAGCAATCGACATACGCCGACAAATGTTGCAATTACCGGAGGTTGCCAAATCGTTATCCGGGGTCGAAAAGTACATTTTCGCCGCCTCAACGAAAATGCAAATTGCCGATATTGACGACGGCACGTTGATTGCGAAAACCGGGCAAATGTTCCGGTTTATTGCAATGGACGTCGGGTATATAATCCCGACCAATCCGGAAGATTGGGCGTACATTTGTACCCGGTTGTTGGATATACTCAAAAAATACTATTCGCAAATGACATTGGCGGATATTAAGTTGGCATTTGAGTTGGCGACAACCGGGGAATTGGACGACTATTTGCCGAAAGACAGTCAAGGCAACCCGGACAAAAAGCATTACCAACAGTTTAACGCCGATTATTTCGCAAAGATATTGAACGCATACCGCCGGAAACAAAACGGGGTTATACATAAAGCGTATAAGGCATTGCCGGAGCCGAAAAAGGAATTGACGCCGGAGGAAAAACGGTATTATCACAACCAAACCGTCGCCCGATGTAGGGAGGTATTTTTGCAATACAAATATACCGGGCGGTTTGTGTTGGGGATTACTGACGGAATGTTAATTTATGATTGGTTGCGAAAGTTGGGTTTTGCCAATGAGGTTGCCGGAACCGAAGACGACCGCAAACAAGCATTTGCCCGATATATGCAACGTGTCGCCCGTGGGTTCGTCAACAAGTACGAGGCGTACCACGTCCAACGTAAGGGAACCGACGCCCCGGAGTTGGATTTTATGGCGTATGAGATAGCGAGGGACAAAGAGATTGCCCGGACGTTTGACCGAATGATTGCCGACGAATTACAGATTGATAACTATTTAGATTTTTGGAAATGAACAAAATAACGATTGATTGTATTATTGGGATTGACCCCGGAAAAACCGGGGGGATTGCCGTTTGGCGTCCGAACCATAAAACCGAGGTAATAAAAATGCCGGGCGACCTTATGGAGTTGCGGCAATGGTTTAATTATATAAAGACTATTTGCCGCCCGTTGGTATTCGTCGAAAAGGTGCAATTGCGCCCGGATGATATAACCGACAATCCCGGTAAGGCGTTCCGGGTTCAAAAACTGTTATCCGAGTTCGAGAAACTGAAAACGATAATTGCCATGTGCGACGTACCGTTTGTTTTGGTACACCCCCAAAAATGGCAAAATGAATTGAAATTGCGGGTTAAGGGGGAGGAAAAGCCGGAGCGCAAAAAGCGATACCAACGAGCCGCCGCCGATTATTACCCCGATGTTAAGGCGACGTTGTGGAATGCCGACGCCCTTATGATAATGCACTTTGGACGGTACATTTTGCACAACAACCCCCGTTGGGTTTTGGAGAATTTGCCCGCCCCGATGCACGACCGTTTGTTTTAAGCCCCGTATTTCGATTATTTTGTTTGAATGGGTAAAAGTATGGCAGACGAAAACAAAAGCCCGCAAATCGAAAATCCGGCAAAAATAACGTTGGAAGAATTGGCGTACATGGTTAAACAGATGCGCCACAACCAACGGAGGTGCGAATGGAACCCAACGCCGGAAAAGATTGCAACCCGGACGGCATGGGAACAAAAAGTTGACGGCGTTATTGCCGTCTTAACAGATACGCAAATGAAATTATTTTGATTTTATCCCGGTACGACTTGCGCCGTATCGGGATTTTTTTGCCCTAACACGAAAACAAAAGGAAAAATTTTGGCGATTAAAATATTTCCCGTATTTTTGTGGCATGAAATAACAACGACCGGGCGTTTTCCCGGTAATGCTAAAAAAATAAAAGCAATGAGAGCGAAAACAACAATCAGCGATTCCCGGTTTGAGTTTGCCGGGTACGGACATTACAAAGTAACTTACACGTCGCCCGTTACGGGTAAAAGTTGAACGGCAAAAACAAATGATATGCCGTTAATTGATGCGACAAAGAACGCCGACGACCCCAAACGTTGCGATTTGGAAACCCTTAAACGAGTTTGCAAAAATGGATAAGGACGAATTGGGAGCCGTTCGCCATGCAATGACGGCAAAAGAGTTGGACGACCTGTATAAGCGTTTGGAAAACTTTATTGCCGATTGCACCCGGTCGGAGGTTGACGCCAACCGGGATGCGCTTAACAAGGTGCAAAGCATGATACACCAAAGAATGAGATTAACAAACAAATAAGTAGTAACCGCCGGGGGAAACCCCGGCATAAAAGAGCGAAAAAATGATTATCAAAAAGTTAGAATTGTCGAATTTCCAAGTAATTAAGGAGTTCAACGCAGATTTTGAGGGTAATGTATATTTCATTACCGGGGACAATGAGTTGGGAAAATCCACGCTATTAAAGGCAATCGGGGCGTTGTTGACCGGGAACCGGGACGCCGTGTTGCGTAATGGCGAGGACAAAGGGTTTGCCAAAATGGTTGTCGGCGACGACGGCGAGGAATACGCCGTTGAATTGCGGTTTACCAAAGCCAACCCCCGTGGTACGTTGTCAATCAAACAGAAAACAACCGGGATGCGGTCGGATAACGTAAGTATGTTGCAAAAGGTATTCGGATATACGGATTTTGACGCCGTGGAGTTTTCCCGGTGGTCTGAAACCGCCGAGGGTCGCCGAAAGCAAGTGCAATACGTCCGGGCATTGTTGCCGGAGAATGTGCAAAAACGTATTGCCGAGATTGACGCCGAGGTTATGACCGTTAAGGAGAAAAGAAAGGACGCCAACGCCGAGGTCAAGACGTACACGACCATTTGCGCCGCCGCCGAAAAGCAGTTGAAACCGGGCGACGTCAAAACGTATGCCGAGAAAATCGACATTGCCGATTTAATGGAGGAACAAAACGAGAACGCCCGATTGATTGAGAAAGCGAAAACCGTGCGTACCGCATTGCAAACCCGGACGGAACAATTGGAGGCAATCCCCGGTCGTATCAAAGCCGCCGAGGAAACCAAGAATACAGAGATTGACGCCGCAATAAAGTATGAGGCGGAAGCCCAAGCCGAATACGACCGGATTGTTGCCGAGGCAAAAAAGGCATTGGAAGCGGCAAAGAAAAAGAGCAAAGCCGATGCGAAAGCCGCCGCCGACAAATACGACGAAACATTGGCGCAAATCCAAACGGATAAAGCCGATTACGAAACCCGCAAGAACAACGCCGCCGCATGGTTGGCAAAGTACGAGGAAAACAACCCGGAGAATTTGGATACATCCGAACGCCTCAAACAAGCCGAGGAACACAACAAAATCAATGCGTTGGTTGTGGACTATCTGACGAAGAAAAAGCAAAAGGACGCCGCCGAAAAGGTCGCCCAAACCCACGAAAAAAAGTTGTCGGATTTGCTCAAAGAGCGGGAAACCCTTATTGCGAAATCGGAATTGCCGATTGCCGGGTTGACGTTCACGGACGACGGGTTGGAGTTAAACGGTGTGCCGTTTGTCGCCGGGAAAGTGTCGGATAGTCAGATAATGGAGGTTGCCGCAAAATTGATTATCGCAAGCAATCCGGCCGTTAAGGTATTCCGCATTGCGAGGGGCGAAAGTTTGGGCGCAAAACGTCTGCAATCCCTTATCGAATTAGCCCGGAAAGAAGGGTATCAAGGATTTATAGAGGAAGTCAGGCGAGGACAGGACGATTTAATTATTGAGGAATACAGCGAAAGCGAGTAATTAACCGGGGCGTCGGTTCCCCGGCGTCCCTTAAACAAAACGATATGGAAGTTAAAGAAATGACAATTGCGGACGTGTTGAAAATGCCGTTGTTTTTTGAGAATGTGAAACGCCAATTAACGAGCCTTTGGAACGACCGGGAGAAAGCCCGTAAGGATGCGACCCGGAATAATAGGAGGTTGCGGGCGCACGTTATCGACCGTATGCACAATACCGGGCAGTGGGAACCGGGAAATTTCGTTATTCTTTTCGCAAAAGTGTTGGATAAGGTCGCAACCGGGTATTCGTCGAGCGAACGGGCGTTTATCCGTGCGGTTGGAATGACAGCGTTTAATATCACAATGCAAAAGTTAATCGACGATGAGAAAGCGAGAAATAACAGCAACGGGGACGATAAATAATAACGGCGGGTTGGCAATGTACATGGGCGAATTAAACGAATTTTTCAAGGGTTGGAAAGGTTCCCGGATAATTGCCCGGTTCATTGTTGCGTCGCCCGGTTCGTCCGAGGCTTTGAAAGGCTATTATTTCAACTATGTTGTACCCACGTTCCGACACGCCATTTGGGAGGCGGGCGAACGTCTTACGGAGGAACAAACGGAACGGAGGTTGCGGGAGTTTTCCCCAATTATGTACGTCGAGCGGGTCAACGAGGAAACCGGGAAATATTCCCATGAATTGCGCACCGTGGCGGAATTGTCGAACGCCGAGTTAATCGAGCATATCGAAACACTCAAACAGATTGCCGCCGAGGAATACAACACGTATATTGACGACCCCCGAACGTTGTAAGGTATGTTTTGCAAGTGTAACGGAAAGCGTAAGAATTACCCGTTGGCGGGTTGGCGGATTATTCGCCACGAATACACGCCAAAGCATTACAGCCGGATAAAGTGTTTGCGTTGCGGGTGCGTTTGGATTACACGGGCAAAATATGTTGAGCAAACGCCCAACAACGACGGGCAAAAACGATTATTTTAACGAACAAAAAAGTAACGAGAGTATGAAATTTGAATTAAAAGACATTTGTTTTTTCGATTGCGAAACAACAGGAGTACCCGCAAATGGTTTGAAATGGGATGCGGATTTTAACCAATTCCCGCACGTCGTACAATTGGCGTGGGCGTTCGGCGACAAAGAACGCAGTTTTATAATTAAGCCGGACAATTACGAGATACCGCCGGAAACAACCGCAATACACGGAATAACGACCGAACGGGCAATTGCCGAGGGTGTACCGTTTGCCGAGGTTATCGACGAATTTTTGACGGATGCCGCCGCCGCACCGCTTGTATGTGCGCACAACATTTATTTCGATACGTCGATGTTGAAAGCGAACATTTTGCGTTATTGCGGCAAAGAGTATTACGACGCCAAAGCCGAGGACGCATTGCATAAGGGAAAGCGCATTGATACAATGATGAAAACTATTAAATTTGTCGGCGCATTGTATCAGAATGGCAAACCGGGAAAATTCCCCAAATTGGAGGAATTATTTGCAAAGTTGTTCCCCGGCGAAACATTCCCGGCGCATGACGCATTAGAGGACATAAGGGCGTTGCGCCGTTGCGTCCCGGAATTGGTTAATTTGGGGATTATTGAGTTAGCGCAAAAGGAATACCCGGCGGAACAACTCAAAGCCCAATTTGAGCCGGAAAAGCCCAAAGGCGGGCGCAATATTGAGTTCCACGACCCCAACCCGGTAACGGAACCAATCGGAACCGGGGAACCCGTCCCGGAACCAACCCCGGAACCGGAACGCCCGGCGGTTCCGTCGAATAGTAAGACACGGGAATTGTTGAACGAAAACGATTTTTAAATGAATTATAATTGGAGTTTAAAAGAAACCATATTTACTAAAAACAAAGGAACTGTTTTTAGCTGTTTTTCATGTGGCGGCGGTTCTACAATGGGATATAAGTTAGCCGGATTTGATGTTATTGGTTGCAATGAAATTGATAAGAATTTAATGGATTGTTATATTATCAATCATAATCCGAAATATCCATATTGCGAATCTATTCAAGAATTTAAGAAAAGAAATGACTTACCGATTGAATTGTATAATTTAGATATATTGGATGGTTCGCCCCCTTGTAGTAGCTTTACAACAAATGGCAAACGTGAAAAAAATTGGGGAAAATCTAAAAAATTTAGAGAGGGACAAAAAGAACAAATATTAGATAGGTTGTTTTTTGATTTTATTGATTTAGCAGAAAAATTACAACCTAAAATTGTTGTTGCTGAAAATGTAAAGGGATTGTTGCAAGGTGCAGCAATAAATTATGTTCGTGAAATATATGAATGTTTTGATAAAGCGGGGTATTATTGCCAACATTTTTTATTAAATGCAATAAAAATGGGAGTACCACAAGAAAGGGAACGAGTATTTTTTATTTGTTTGAGAAAAGATTTATCAGATAAATTTTTATATCAAAAAAATATGTTTGCTATGCTTCCATATATTGAAATGAATTTCAATGAAAAACCAATATTATTTTCTCAAATAAAAACAAATGAAATTCAATACCCACTTAATGAAACATTTCTAACATATTTAAGTTATGCAAAACCAACTGACCCCGATATGCGTAAGGCAATAAAACGAATGAAAGGTAAAGACAGTTTGTTTTTATATCGTTTTATCCATGATGATAAACCGTTATGGACGCTAACAAGCGGAAAGAGATTGATTGTGTTTAACGAGAAAAGATATTTGAACGATTTGGAGATTATACGTGGTGGTTCGTTCCCTACGGATTATAATTTTAATGGCAATTCTATTGATTATATTGTTGGTATGAGCGTTCCCCCAATAATGATGGCTAAAATTGCATTACAAATATATGAACAATGGTTATCTAAATTATAAAACCGATGCCGGGCGGGTTCCCGGCAACAAATAAATTATCAAAAAATGAGCGAGAAAAAAGAAACCGCAAACGTAATGTCGATACCGTCGGAAAAGTCGTTTGCATTGTCGAAAGCCAAGATGTTAAAAGACGGCGGGTTGGATGTTCATTATGAAGTTACCGAAACAATCGGCAACGAAAGTTATACGAACAAATACCACGTCGAGAGCGCAAAGGACATACACCCCGATTTGCGGGAATGTTTCGACCGCTTGCGCCCAATCATGGGACGTATTTTCAATATCACGTCCTTTTTGTCAATGGTCGAAACCGACGATTTTAAGGCGAACAAGAACCAAAAGGAGGTCGCCCGCAATTTCGCCGACGAAATGTTGAAAAACATTGAGGTTCGGGGCGTGTCCTATTCCGGTCAAGACGATAACGTTGGGGTCGTCCTTACGGGATTGTTCACGGTATCCAACAACCAAAATACGGCGATAAAGTCGCCCCGTCTGAAATTCAATACCGAAACGTTCGGTTTTGAGGAGGAATTGGAAGCAATCGTTGCGGACATTGAAAACGAGGTTTACGCATTTTTGTTCAAAGGCAAAAAGGCGCAATTGGAATTGTTCGGGGCTGACGGCGAACCCGCATCGGGTTTGGTCGCAGAGCCGGAAAAGGAGGAAGGATTGTTCCCGGAGGTCGGCGACCCGGCTAACGAGGACGACCCGGAGGACGAAACGGCGGATATGTAAGCAATGGAGCCGATATTGCTAACAGACCGGGAAGAATACCAATTTGTAACCGATAGGGGGTTTTGCCCCCTATTGGATTACAAGCGGTTTACAATGGATATTCGGTTGCGTGTCGAAATCCAACGGGAATTGTTCGGGAATTGCGTTTTAGGACGTGGCGACATTCCCGTTGCCAACCAACGGTTTTTCCGGTGGGTTTGGGAGCATAAGCCGCACAGATGCGAGGAATGTTTAAAGCCGTTACGGAATTATTCCGCCGTTTATTGTTCGCATATATTGACCCGTGGAGCGTTTCCCGAAATGGCGCATGATGCAAGAAATATAAATATACTATGTTTTGAACATCATTCATGTTGGGAGAATGGGGATAAAACGAAAATGCGTATATATTCCGGCAATATGAGAATGATTGAATTAATGAAAAATGAGTATGCAAATTTGGAAAGATATTGAGGGTTACAAAGGACATTATCAAATTTCTAATTATGGCAATGTTCGTTCCTTAAAAAAGGATGCGTTTCTAATGAAAGGCGGATATTTGAAAGGATATAAAATAATTAGTTTATGGAAAAATGGAACCGGGAAAATGTTCCGTGTTCATAGATTAGTTGCGGCGGCTTTCATTCCGAACCCGGAAAACAAACCATGTATCGACCATATCGACGGCGACCGAGCCAATAACCATGCAGATAATTTGCGTTGGGTTACGGTTAAAGAAAATCAGAATAACCCAATAACAAAATCTAAATGGATTGGAAAAAAAGCGAAACCGCACCACGAAAAAGCGGTTGAGCAAATAAAAAACGGTATTTTTGTAAATGTATTTGTTAGCATACAAGAAGCCGCCCGAAAAGGCAATTTTTCGGCAACGGCAATTTGTAAGGTATGTAAAGGGAAAGGAAATTTGCATAAGGGTTATAAATGGAGATATAAAAAATGAGAATCAAAAAGAGGCAACCCGATTACGGGGCAATTTCCCGCCGTTCAATCAAAAATGATTTCAGACGGGTACAAACATACCCGGAAAGGGAGAAACGCCCGCAAATCGAAAATCCGCCCGAAATAAATGCAGAAAGACGGGTTTTGTTTGTTGGGGAAAATTCCGAGTATTACAAATTGCGTTCTTTTATAGTTGGAAAATTGGTTCGGTTAGTTCAAAAATCAAGCGTTGGCGGTTGGGTTTGTGAGTTCGTACACGACGACGACCGAAAAGCGATAAACCATG